TGCTGCACGAACTGTTCAGGGTGCAAATCCCATTGCATGGCAAGGGCAAATACCGTGTCTCCATCTTGAGTGGAGGCTTGCCTAGAATTGTACCCCACACCTGTAGGAACGAGGACGTTAAACGGATTGGGCAATGCCGTATTTGGTGCAGGGTCAAAAGCAATAGCCTCACCAGCCGACCAATCAAAAATCTCCTGTGCTGTTTCGCGCATTTCAAGACGGCAGGACATCGCATTATTATCAATATTAAGTGCAAAGGTCGTTATTTCAAAAGGTTTGTCCTCCCATCCCATACTTGGAATGGTCAGCGCTGTATTATCGCATGGCTGCAATGCTAGTGCCTTGGTCGAAAAATCAGATGTGCATACAATTCCTTGACGCGACCGGAAAAGCTCGATCTTAGCAATACGCTGCGCCGTGGTAGGCCTGTCTGTAAACGGGAGATTAAGCTCTTTTGGCTCCTCTATGCCATTGTCTTCATCAATAAATGTCTGATACCGCGCCGTTGGGTAATCGGTCGATTGATAAAGCGATACGGGACTAATAAATAGCCCCTTAACCACATTATATGCTTCCGCCATAGGTAATGCGGTTTTATAACCAAAGCCATTACCGCGCATGTCCCCAATACCCAAATTTATAGAAGGTGTGCGCCATGCCCCTGCAAACAGGCTCCAAAAACCGCCAACACACACAGCCCTGCCCGCCATAGACGTAACAATCTCGTTCAAGGTTCTGGAAAGAGAATTCTCAGTGTCAATAATACCAGAGCCATGATAACGTGGCTCACCCGTCTTTGTGATGGCTATTTCCCCACTACCTGAATCAGAAAGAGCAATAAAGTTTTTAGCCATTGCGTCTTCTAATGATGCGGCAAGCATAATGCGCGGCGTATCTTTAACTTGGTAAGGAATTACATAGTATTCCGTATCCTCCTCTAGAGGGCTTGGAAGGTCGGAGCCAGATATCTCAACCCTGTCACCAAAGCAAAGATCATTAAGATCGCCAGAAAGCGTGAATATACTTGTGCCTGCCGAAACATTCGTGACTTCGTATTGTTTATAAGTAACCTCGACAATCTCATCGCATATATTCGCCTGCGCCGATATATTCTGATCGTCTAGGTCATTGACATCCGCTGCAAACCCATATCTTGCGTTCGTTAAAAAATCTCTTGAATAAACGGCTATATTTGTAGACCAGATATCATCGGATTGCCGTGGGTCATAAAGACTAGGGCCTTCAACAATGGCGGTTATATTTGGAACCCCATTTGGATAAACATCTTGGTCTTTATCCATAATCAAATAAAGGTAAGCGATACCACGCAGTCGATGCGCGGGTGTCCACTCGGCAAGATTCGATACAGCTAAGCTATCAGCGACCTGTGAAGGTGATCCAAGGTGTTTTCTAATAACCAGCTTACCAGCATAGCGACCTTGTGTAACATTGCCTTCGTCATCGATCCAGTCAGGCGGGATGCAATAATCGTTCACCCATATCTCATTAATAGCCCTTAACTCGCCCTCACAAAGAATAACCATCTGGTGTAGCCTGCCATTAACGCCTGTAGACCACATGTGCGCGTAGCCGCGCGTGACACGCGTATGTCCATAAACATGCTGACGTGTTAAGTCAGACTGGCGAACAGCTACCGTTCCACCCCCAAGGGATTGCTGGGCGGGTGCTTTTGGCTTAGGAGTAAGGGCATATGAAAGCCCGCCAAGGACAAGTGAACCGCCAAAAGCCAACCAAGAGAAGCCAGCAAACGCCGTTGCAGAAAACCCGCTAAAGGCCGCCGTTGCAATAATAGGTGCTGCTGCTGGCATACTACACCGCCCAGAAACGCCAACCAAGGCGCAATGGATAACGAGATTCGCCGTCCGATGTTAATACTGATATTGTCATCCCATCATCGGCCACAATACCCATAAAAGACCGACCAAGCTTTACCATAGCAATATCGCCGCGCTTGGCTTTTCTATAATCCTTATACCCACTACCCAGCGCATCCTTGACGATCTTTATCATGCCACCAGCCTCAACCATTATAGCATTGGCTTCTTCTTCGGTGCTGTAAGCGCCATAGGGAGAATAAAAATCAACGCCCGTTGCCTTCTCAACCCATCTTGCCGCGTATTGAAGGCAGTCATTCTCCCCCCACTTGAACGGGGTCTTTCTTGCTTCCTGTATATGCGCAGCAAGAACAGCCTGCCAATTCTCAACCCTGCGAAGCCTCACCATGTAATCTCCGCATCTTGCAGTCTATTAATAAATTCCAGCCCCATATCGCCGGGATAAAGACGTGTTTGCTCCTCATGAGTGTAACGGGACACCTTGGCTCTTTGGCCAATAATCAAGATATTCTCTATGCTCAACCTAAGATTCGGTTGAACAGCGTCCTCATCGCCCTCAAAGTGATCCATAAGGCCTGAATAAAACCTATAAGGGGTTGTTACTATATTATTCTCAAGCAAGATATAACCACTTCCGTCCTCTAACTCCACCGCCCCCGGCTCATCCTCGGTGGCGACACGGCTAGTTGAAACAGCAGTCGTCATATACAATCTAAAAGGCCTGCGTCTAGTTCTATTGGCCTCATTGAGCGCCAAACCGATAAGAGCCATAGATGCGCCATTTAATGTAGCGACTAGGTTCTGCGCCTCTAAATCCTGCGTCTCTTTAGCTTGGGAAATACCTATTAGGTTCCCAGCCCCCGTATAAATATCCCCGTCATAGTTAAGGTCACCATAGCCAGTCCATAAACGTAACGGGCCGCTATCAAAAATAGCCTCCATTAAAATAGCAGGCATAACCTGTGGTTGGACAAAAGCAGTCGCTAAATCGGATGGGATACTGCGGCTCATGGTATAGCCTCGATAACGTCAAAAGAGAAATAATGCACCATACCGGGCGTTACACGGTACGACCAAGTGTTTGAAACAAGTTTGAACCGACCCTTTGGATCATTTACAACAATAGCAGAACCATCATTATAAGAAGACTTAAGCGCCATAGCCAAGGGCAACACGGCCTCGCCTGACGCATCAGAATCGACATTCTCGGTAACACGATTAAGAACTGCTGTTGAACCACTCCCAAGCTGTATATAATCGCCCGCCTTTAGGATATTGGTAACATTCGGAGTCCACCCCCTTGTAGGTAGTGTTATTGCTCCCGCTGCATTAATTCCATCAACCAGCGGCGTACCAGTACCGGCACCGCGCGGTGTTCTGCGGGACAAGTCCCCCATGAGAATACGCCCGTACTTACCCTTCATTTTATCCCCGAACGCAATCCATTGGTCGGCAATATCCCTATTCGTAATCGGGGGCAAAGATATACTAAACCCAAGACGTTCTCCGGGCCATATGAAATCCTGCTCCTCAAGCGTAAATGGCGACATTGTGCTGCCGACAACGCGTACAATTTCAGACGTAACCTGTGCGGCGCAATTCGTCGGCAATGTTAAAAGAGGCGCTGCCATTACAGAGAACCCCTTTGTTGTGCGCTTCCAACGCGGCGCTCAATAACTCCTGGGCCCGCTAATGCTAAAAGAGCTTGCTCAAGCCTATTGACAGCGCCCTGATCTGCCCCACGAGCATCAATATTATAGTTATTACCCTTGCCAATTCCCAATTGATCTTGGTTGAACACAGACACACCAGTTTTCCCACCATAGAGCAATTCTGCCCCCGCCTCGCCAGCGATACCGAATTCACCAGGTCCGAGATAACCACCATCAGCAAACGGTTTCAATGGAGGGGCTGATTTGGCGGGATTAAATGGTGTACTAAACGCCCCAGATATAGAACCTATAACACTACCTAGTAGACCACCACCTTTACCGCCAGCGGCGGAGCCCAGTAGATATTGCGCTAACTGGGCGGCTTGAGCCTCTGCAATCATACGGCGCACAGCATCAACAAACCCTTTTGCCATGCCTTTAACGCCATCTTGGAACGGGTCAAAAAGAAAATCAGCAAAAGCATCTTGTATGTTTTCTGCCGCACGTTTAGAGAACGTTTCAATATCAATACCAAAAACCTTTGTTGCTTCGGCAGTTTGCTGAATCTGATCCCTAGCACGCAAAACAGCCTGACCATATTCGTCTTGGCTAATAATTCCAGCACGCACCAAAGCATCCAAATCCCTTAAGGTGTCCTGATATTTTAATACAGAAGAATCTAGGCCAGTTATAAGCTCTCGGTTTCTTTGATATATAGAATTAAGCTCATTTGCCGCATTCTGCGATTCTTTTGTTTTTTCACTACTATTAGATATACCCTCTGCAAGAGAAGAATAATCCTTTGTTAGCTCTCTAGTCGTGGCAGATTGATTGGCTAAAGCTTCATTCATCTTTATAGTTGTTTGAGTGTGCTCTGCCATACGTACTGCGGCATCAGAAGAAACTTGCGTACCTAACGACTCGTTTATATCTTCTATGTCTTTCTTAAGGTCTTTCGCTCTATCAGACACGCTTTTATTAATATTAAATAGATTTAAGAAAGAGCCAATTGTTCTAGCACCTATAGCTATATCATCCAGAATATTTGCAAATTCTTGAGAAAGTTTGTTATTATTTGCTAGAGTTTCACCAATACCCTGAAGCTCCTCGCCCAATACCCCAGTGGCATTTATAGAATCATTTATTCTTGATACGAATATAGAAAAGCCAGTCGTTATAGAGCTTATACCCCTAGCAAGGGTTACTGGCATTTTCTCAAATTCTTCATTGGCCTTTTGCTGCTTATTAAGAATAGCAGTTAAGACATCCTCGGATAAGACCTCACCAGCCAAAACCAATTGCCGCAACTGCCCAACCGACACTCCAAACTCCTCTGCAATAGCAACGCCGATAGCTGGGATATTTTCCAGGATAGAGTTAAATTCTTCTGCCCTCAAAACCCCTGCGGACAAGCCCTGTCCTAATTGCAAAAGGCCCGCGCTAAGTGCTGTTGTGGATGCCCCAGATACGATACCTAGCTTCTGCACAGTATCTGTAAACGCCAACATCTCCTCATTCGTAGCCCTTAACTCATTGCGAGAGAAAGAGAGGCGCTGAAAAATCTCAACACCATTAGACAAGTCTGTACCTACCTGTATAGCCTGCCTGCTTAATTCAGAAAACGCTTGATTAAACTCGCCAACGTTTAACGTTGAATTTTCAATCCTAGCCGACAGTATAGATATTTTGTCAGCAGCTTGAGTTATTCCCGCAACACTTATACCAACACCGAACGCACCAGCTAATTTTAAAGCAGAAGACGTCAATCCAGAGAATACGGAACCTACATCTCTACCAAAGGTCTGCGTCTGGCTTCTGGCACGATTAAGCCCTTGCTTATAATTAGCATCACGCAAGAGCAGATCAACAAAAATGGAACCAGCCGAAGCCATTATCTAACAACCCTTGCTTTTGGATGGGACTTGAGCATTTGGATAAACTTATCCGCATCAACTATATCATCCCCGTATTCGTCAACTTCTCTGCCGTATGGCATAAAATCTTTAGGCTTGGCTTTTCCACCATTAGACTGGTTAATCAAGGATGAGATTAAAGCTGGGCCAGCGTCATATTTTCGTACTGGGTTCATAGGGCCGTATTTATTACGGTAGCGACCCCATAAATCTAACTCCCTAGAGCTTAACGTGCTTTGTATCTCTGCCACTGACTTACCTAGCGCCAAAGCCAACTCACAATAAAACTCCTCATTGATCGTTAATTGGATGGCTTCTTTTTCGTTGATTTTTTTTTAACTTGCTTCTCTTCAATAAGCTCATTGTATGCATTAACGAACTTACCAATGACCTCTGGGGGAAGACGGTTGGCCTGCTCTTTAGACATTCTCTTACCGTCTTGATCGCGCACGGAGCGATACACAAGCGCCAAGATAATAGCCTCGCCAAACTCATCAACACAAAGCGCCATTTCCGTTGGCGGCAACTCATTAACGGTAAACTTATATTTTTTACCGTCATTGCCTTCAATAGAAACGTCGGCACTCTTTAGGCTTAATGTTTCATCGGATAAGATATTCTCAAATGACATTAGGTTGTTTTCTCATAAATGTCATAGGAACCAGAAACTTGAACGCTTACCGTGGAGGTAACAACGCTATTAAGCGCGAACTCAAGCGGGACATCCGCAATATAGCCTTCAAATTCAATAAAATGGCGATCCGTTGGGTAAGCAAAATCACAACCAGAATCAAGTGTAGGATCAGAATCAACTGGCGTACCCATACCGATTGCAAAACGGATATTGCCAGCATTTTCACGCCACAATTCAGCAAGGCGGCGGTGAGAAGCGTTTGATGGATCGAAGTTAAGCGTGATGCTGACTTGGCCAGGGGTAGAAAGGCCACCCTCATATTGCCGAGCATCAGACTCAAGGCAAGTTACCTCGATTTGTTCACGCGGGTTGGAAAGACCGCTAATCGCGGTAGCGCACTCAATTTTTAGAAGTTCGCAGCCAGAACTAGCAAAAGTATCGGCAATATAAAGTTGTGTGCCTTGTGTTTTAACGGCCATTGTTTTCTCCAATAAAAAAAGCCGCGTTCTTGCGAAAGCGGCCTAGGGGTTTCCTAAGTAAATAAGAATAGTGTAATGATATTATTGCGCCCCGTCAATAGGCGGTTTTTCATTATGCTCTGTTTTGCATCCAACAACTAAACCCTTATCAAATTTAACAGTGAAAGAGCCGGATACGCCAGAAAGCTGCGCTCTTTTTAGAGCATCAACCGCCCAAGATAAGCGTCTGTCTGAAAATACGGTCATTATCTATTCTCCCAAAAATCAAATTCCATGCGGCATGAATATAAATCAGTGTCCGCATCCAGCGCGGGCGTGGAATAATTTAACATATGCCCATATGGCTCCAAAGCATCTCTTACTGCCAAAAAGCATAAATTGAGCTTTTCTGCTGTTTCTGCGTATATGTTAATCTGCGTCCCTTTATTGTCAATGTCAGGAAGATTGCCTAAATAGTTTTCTGGCACGGCATTATAAACCGTATAAACGGCGTATGGCTTTTTCACATTCTGCGGCGCTCTATCCCAAGGGTAAAAGCGTAAAGGGTTAGAGCCTAGCTGTAATCGCACAGCCGTTGAGGCGTTAAGTATGGGGAATATATCAGGGTTCATCGTTTAGCGTCCTTTACTGCATCAGTTAGCCGCTTATTAAATTCAGAAGCTAAGGCATTGACTGCCTGTTCCTTATTTTCCCTAATAGCCTTACGAATCCACGATCTAGGTGGTTGTCCATTCTTACCATACTCTAGAACGGAAGCATATAGACCAACCCGTACTGGTTCACCTTCTACCAAATTATTCAAGAGTCCACGCCTTATTTGCACGGCGACACGAAAATTGCCTCTATATTTTTTATAATTATAAACAGCGACTGTTGATTTTCTCGATAAAAGCCCCGTAAACTTCTTAGAAACTTGCCTAATATTATTCGTGGCTGCGTCCTTTACAGGCTTAGCGCCCTCTCGTAAGGCTCTCATATATACTTTTCTCTGTGACGAACGCGGCAGATTGGTAAAAACCTTATCTATATCCTTAATTCCGCTTAATGATCCTGAAAAATCCATATTTGGATTATAATACCTTTTCAAGCGGCAGAAAAGGGAATTTTTTGAGCGCTGAATTTGGCGTACAGTTTACAACTTCCGGTCCATGCCAACCGTCAAACTGGCTTATATGCACCTTAAATCTATCTTCAGTTGTGTTCCTCAACCCTGTTGGGTGCTTACCAAAATAATGCGTTCCATGCATATCAAACCCAAGTAATATTATTTTATCCGCTTTATGTATATCGCGGGCTATCTGCATTGCCATATACCCACTATTGCAGCCATTTGATGGATTTGGGATGAAAATCTCGACTTTTGGCCATCTATGCCGACAAAACTTACGCCCCTCGAATTTATTGGCATTAATGTTCATCGCCCACCACTTAGTGTCATGGCTAACCAGGG